CTAAAATTAAGCCAATTCTGATGAGAACTTTACCTTATGCCGCGGTAGTTACATGTTGCTCTGCAACAGTGGCGGCAGGATACTTGCTAAGGAAATACCTGCCAGAGGAAGTTCGAAGTGAGATGCTCTCCAGACTAGTGGAGAAGACAAGGACAAGGCATGATCGTCGGACAGTAGACACATTCAGGGGGATGTTTATGTTCCAACCAGTCACACGATGGCGCTCGGTAGTGAACAATCACGCACACCCTGATGCTGCAAACTTTAGATGTAATGCTACGACCTCTATTCAACATTATATAACCGAATGCTTAAGGACTGGGAGCAGGTTAAGGTACGATGTTGCCACTTCAAGTCGGGAGGCGAAGTGGAAAGTCGATGGAGAACGTAAAATATATGATTTTTCAGATTTGGGGCAGAATTTAAGATATGACAAGATCAATCCGAAGCACATCATCACAATGGTAGATGTCGACTATCACATAACTGATTGGCACCGTTATATGCACAACCCAATTCTTATGTACACGCGGGTTCCGTCTCAGATAGCAGACAGTACGAAGAATGGCCACTATCGTCTATCAGTAGATGATCTTGGTCGGACTGTAATGACTGAATGCATCAATGGAGGAGCGGTTTGGCAATCCGGTGTATGGGACTACGGACATGATGCTGTGGTAATACAATCAAAATGGAAGACTCATTTCAACGTAATGCGCGTGGAATCAGTCGAACAACCAGGCTGTGCAGGTCGCTATGTTGTGGGTTTGTTCCCGCATGTGACCGTACATATGCCTTTACGATTACTACATGCATTAGGGTGGATTTTCAATATAAACATTAAGCAACAGTATCCAGAGTTAACACCTTTACGAACTGTGAAGAAACATGGACGGTTTTATGTTGGACGATTTAATAGAGGTGGAGGGGATTGGACAGACATTAGGCCAGATGTGGAAGACGGAACGATGTCTACAATGCCCACTGCTGACTACCAGGCGTTATTACAGTTAGCCAATGATGATCCAAAATTAAATTATGGGACAGTGGAGCACCACATCGTCAACACAATTAAACCCGGTGTTGGCAAGCTAGGGCGAGAGACCAGTGCTTGTTACGCTGGAAATAAGATGATGTGGGCACAATATTTCTTGGCTAGACCAAATGGACTGTTTGATATTTGCTATACCTTCATAAAAGACAATACACCTATGAGCGTGGAATCTTTGATGCCCAACGCGGCGAACATGGCTCCTAACGATACACTGAGAAGAACTGGAAGGGTCCCTGTTCCTACGGAGGGTAATGACGAAGAGAGTGTTTTGAAACGCATCAAGGAAGTGGTCAACGATGTAGAACCACCACGTACCTATGCGGACTTGGCCGATGAATTTGTCCGAGGCATCGTTGGACAAATCTGTGCCGAAGGACATCTGCAGCCCGCTGCGCTTCAAGATATTATTGACGCACAGTCACGACCGACGCAGAAGGCTCGAAATGCCAACTGGGGCCGGGAGGGTGGAGGACGGCAGGCTAAGGTTAAATCATTTCTCAAGCTCGAGATGTATGAAGGAATTAAACCACCACGAACAATATCAACAGTTCAAACGGAAGATACTTTACAGCTTGGTAGATACATGGCGACACTCAAGAAGAAATTACGAGAACATTTTGAATGGTTTATGCCATGTAGAACTCCAACAGACACAACCAGTCGAATCCACGAATTTTGTAAACACCACAAATCAGTGATTGAAACCGACTATTCAAAATTCGATGGATCATTATCACGGTTCTTGCGCATGGAAGTTGAACAGAAAATTATGAAAGCCGCATTCGACAATGATAAAACGTTGCTTGCATTGTTGAAACGTGACGTACAATTACCTGCATCGACAACTAACCGTGTGCGATATAATACTGGGTATGCCAGAAACTCTGGTTCACAAACGACAACCTTTGGTAATACCCTTATAAATGCTTTTGTTGCTTATTGTGCATTGAGAACGACAATACGTCAACCGTCCGCAGCCCTAAAGAAGATCGGGCCAAAATTCGGAGATGATGGGATTGACGCAATAATTCCCGCACATATGCTCAAAGTTGCCAAAGATCTGGGACTATCCGTTAAATTAGAGGATCGCAATACTGATGAGTTTGTAACTTTCTGTGGAAGATATTATATCATGCCGCGGAC